GATCAAACAAGACTGGCAAAGCAGTTGTTTGCCCAATGAAAGCACTTGGGATACAGTATGGGGTAGCAATGTTCGCTTTGCTACACTAACAGAAAATTTAGCATCAGAATTTGGTAGTGTAAGTTATTACGCACACGAAATTAACAAAGCCGAAGAAGATGTTTGGCTGGTATATCCATGGGAGAACGTAGGTGAGTATTGATACACTAGAACAGGCACAAAAGGACGGACGAGCGCCGTGGACAGAAGTTGAGATTAATACTCGTGACTTTGTTGTATATAATGACATTTATCCTGTAACAGAAGGACATACTTTAGTAGTACCTAAAGAAAATAGTTTAGATTGTATTATGCGCTGTTTCAAATTTGCTACAGAGATGGGCAATCAAAATGTGCAAAGTTTAGCAAACAACATTACAGGTTATAATGTAGGTATTAACATGGGAAAAAGTGCAGGGCAAACTTGTATGTACCCTCATGTACATTTAATATTCCGTCGTGATGGCGATATGGAAGACCCAAGTGGTGGCGTGAGAGGCGTTATTCCATCAAAGCAAAAGTATGAAAGGAAAGAACATGACGAACTTGAGATCGAATCTACTGAAGGCTGCTAGAGATCACGCTCTAGGGCACGTAGAAAAGCATAGAATGAATGTAGAAGTATATCTTGCTAATCCGGCAGGTATCGGTGAGCATTCTGATATTGTAGAATCAATTGAACATGAGCTAATGGAAATGGCAAAATATAATGATCAATTGGAAATGTTAGATAGTTATTTTAAAGAATAAACTTGACAACGAACCTAAATAAGTGTATACTATGTATAATAATAGATAGTATGCACGGCAATCCTCTGCCTCAACATCGGAGTAAAAATGAAAATGAGTAAAGCATTACAAATTAAACAAAAATTAGAAGACGCAGGCTTGCGCTATTGGGCTGGTGATAACATTTCAGAAGTCCTACAAGAAGGCGACAAAGAAGCACTTATCGAAGATGCTACACTAGCATTTAATCAAGTACTTGATGCACTTGTAATTGATCGTTATAACGATCCAAACAGTCAAGGTACTGCAAGACGTCTTGCAAAAATGTACTTTAATGAGATTATGGCCGGGCGCTATGATCCCAAACCAAGTGCAACAGCATTTCCAAATGACTCAGAAGAACGCTATGAAGGTATGCTAGTTGTTCGTTCAGAACTAAAGAGCATGTGTTCGCATCATCATCAACCAGTAAGTGGTGTAGCATATATTGGTATTATTGCAGCAGACAAACTAATTGGTCTTAGCAAATACACACGCATTGCACAGTGGTGTGCTCGACGTGGTACACTGCAAGAAGAACTTGCTAATGACATTGCACGTGAGATTAAAGCTGCAACTGGTGCAGAGAACTTAGGTGTTTATATTCAAGCAACACACGGTTGCTGTGAGAATCGCGGCATCATGGCACATAGTAGTTTAACACAAACTACTGTACTGGAAGGTAGTTTTAAACACGATTCAGGTACTAAGAAAGAGTTCTTTGACAACATTAAACTACAGCAGGAGTTTGCGCCAAGATGAAACTAAGATATTCAGAAGCATTTTACAGTGTGCAAGGTGAAGGCAAGTTTGTAGGAGTACCTAGTGTATTCCTACGTACCTTTGGTTGTAACTTTCGATGTATGAACTTTGGCGTTGATACTAAGAAAAGTCGTTGGGAACAACACGCAGAAGGCAATCGTTACAATGCCGAAGTAAAGAACTTGATCGATATGAAAGTTCATGAAACTACTGAAAAGTTTGAAGACTTGCCTATTGTACACACAGGATGCGATACGTATGCAAGTATCTATCCAGAGTTTAAGCATTTTAATAAACTCGCATCTATTGATGAAGTAGTAGATCATTTAATTAGTTTGTTGCCGGAAGGCAAATGGACTATGGATAATGGTCAAGACATTCATCTTATTTTAACAGGAGGAGAGCCGTTACTTGCTTGGCAACGTCTATATGTTGAATTGTTCGAGCATCCTAAAATGGCTGATTTAAAAAATGTCACATTCGAAACAAACACTACACAACATCTACACGAAGATTTCAAACGATACTTATCAGACAGCGCAAGATTCACTACAACATTTAGTTGCTCGCCGAAACTTAGCGTTTCAGGAGAATCTTGGGAGGATGCTATCGTGCCTAGTGTTGCTAGTGATTACGCCGGTGTTACTAACAGTAGCCAGTATTTTAAATTTGTTGTGGCTAGTATGGACGACTTTGAAGAAGTTAGTAGAGCTGTTCAAGCATATCGTGATGCAGGCATCGAGTGTCCAGTATATCTTATGCCGCTTGGGGGACGTTCGGAAGAGTATAACCTCAATGTTCAAGAAGTTGCAGAAGCCTGTATGGAAAGAGGTTGGCGATTCTCGCCGCGACTCCACATCAGCCTATTCGGAAATGCATGGGGGACGTGAGAATGAATTTGACCCAGAAGAATTTGACGAAGATCAAAAACAACGAGCCAAACAGAAACAATCTGATACGCTCGAACAACGTGCTAGGGAGGCAGGACTATAATGGGATTGTGGAATAAACTCGTAAGAGATAAAAAGAAAGAGCAGGCGGCAGAAGAAGTAAAAACTTCAGAAGAGCTTCGCCGTGAAGCACTTGAAAAAGAAAAAGAAGCGGCAACTGCAAAAGGAGAGCCGTGGGTTGCTGTACTAGACACACAAGTAAATCCTGAAAACATTCGAAACGGTTTCTTTGAACTTGACTGGAATAACGAGTTTATCGAGCAATTACTTGATGCAGGTTACAAAGGTGAATCAAACGAACAGATTGTTGACCAGTGGTTTAGAACTATTGTAACACAAATGCTTCAAGAAGAAGGTCAAAGTACTGACAGAGAAATGGGATACGTGAATGTTGTACCGATTGATAAAGATAAGAGTTCAATAGGATGATGAGAGATGATCTAATGGTTCAACAGCAAGTATCAACCGTATGGCAACATATGGTAGGTGTTATCTGTTTAAATCAAACAAATCGTAAACAAGTTAAACGGGTTCTCCCTGCTCTTTTTCTTGTCTGTCCAACCCCAATTCATTTGTTAAACACTACTCCGGAAACTATTAAACGTATTATTCAACCATTAGGAATGGTAAATGTACGTGAGAAACGTTTACGCAAAATGAGCAATGATTACTTGACATGGGACGGAGAAGATGCTACTATGTTATATGGAATTGGGAAATACGGCAGTGATAGTTATCGATTGTTTTATAAAAATGAGATACCTGAAGATGTCGGTGACCACGAATTGAAACGTTATATTGACGAGGAATTAAATGGCAACTTATGTACTAGTTGATACAGCAAATACTTTTTTTAGGGCTCGACACGTAGTACGTGGCGACTTAGATACTAAAGTAGGTATGGCACTACATATTACACTAAGTGGTGTAAAGAAAGCATGGCAAGACTTTGATGCAGATCATGTTGTGTTTTGCTTAGAAGGACGCAGTTGGCGCAAAGACTATTACGAACCGTACAAGCGTAATCGTCAAGAAACACGTGATGCAATGACTCCTGCACAAGCAGAAGAAGATAAAGTGTTTTGGGAGATCTTTGACGAGTTTAAAGACTTTGTTGGTACAAAGACTAATTGTACTGTAATGCGTCATCCGCAACTAGAAGCAGATGATTTGATTGCGGGCTGGGTACAAGCACATCCTAACGACGATCATGTTATTATTTCAACTGACGGTGACTTTGCACAACTAATTGCACCTAATGTAAAACAGTATAATGGCATACAAAATGTGACTATAACACACGAAGGTTACTTTGATGACAAGGGTAAGTCCGTTGTAGATAAAAAGACCGGCGAACCTAAGCCTGCACCTGATCCTGCATTTATGTTGTTTGAAAAATGTATGCGTGGCGACACTAGTGACAATGTGTTCTCTGCTTATCCAGGTGTGCGCAAGAAAGGCACTAAGAACAAAGTTGGCTTGTTAGAAGCATTTGCAGATAAAGATACAAAAGGTTACAACTGGAATAATATGATGTTACAGCGTTGGGTAGATCACAACGGCGAAGAGCATCGTGTGCTAGATGATTATACTCGTAATGTAACACTTTGTGATTTAACTGCACAACCTACAGAAATTAGAGAGATAATTAATAATACTATTACAGAAGTTGAACCTAAAGACATTACACAAGTTGGTATGCGTCTTATGAAGTTCTGTGCTAAATGGGATATGCAACGTATTGCAGACCAGGCGGCAACTTTTGCAGAACCGTTACAAGCGAGGTATCCTAAATGAATAAATTAAAGGCAAAAGAAATTTTAAAAGATAAGTTTTGGATTGTAGAATCCCAAGGTGAAAAAGTTGGTACTATTAGTTACAACGAAGAAAAGCAATACATGCTTAGTGAAGCATCAGGCACTAGATTCTTTAAAAATATTAAACAACTGTCTAATAAATTAAATGCTGAAATTAGTTGGACTTCTAACGAAACTATAAAAGAAGAAGCTAACAATGAAGTTCATGGCTATCCTACTAGTTGTACTCCGTACAATCCCGTATTTGATGTACAAAAGAAAATAGCAATGTTTACAAAAAGTGCTAAAAGTAAAAGTTTATATTGTGCAGGATACTTTATTATTCGTTTTGATAAGGGCTGGGTTAAATCCTTTTGTCCTAAACTGATTACAGTTGAACGTTATGAAACAAAAGGACCTTTCAAAACAGATCTCGAAATGAAACAGGTATTATCAAACGTTCCAAAATGATACATAAACTAGATAGTATATATGTTATTAAGCCGTTAAAAGAACATGCTCAAATTAAACAAAAATTACTTGATCTAATTAATGAACAAGAACTTTACGAGCATTTGGACGATCCCGAGGACGGAGTAAATATTACTAGGTGCGACTGGAGTACTAGTCGTTGGGATAGAGGTCGTGCCTGGGCACAGTATCTTATGGAATTTTTAGGACCTCATTTAAATACAACTATTCAAGAAATGGGATACGTTGAATGTCAAGTACACGAACTATGGTTTCAACAGTATGCTAATAATAGCACACACGGCTGGCATGTACACGGACAGAACTGGACTAATGTATACTATTTAGACATGCCAGAAGAAACACCTAAAACACAGTTTATGAATCCATATACAAAAGAAATTACTGAATTTAATGTTAAAGAAGGTGATGTATTAACATTTCCAAGTTATGTAATTCATAGAGCTCCAATTAATAAAAGTGATAAATTAAAAACAATTATTTCTTGGAATATGGATACTGAACTCAAACCAGGACTATATAAAAATGACTGATATTAACACTATAGCAATACAGCAGTTCATATCAGCAGTTAAAGGTGCAGATGCAAAAAGAGCAAAAGAACTGCGTCTTGATATTGATACTGCTAAGAAACTTGCCTTTACATTAGGCGAAGTAATGACTCGATTAAACGGCGACCTCGAACAACTGCTAAAACAGAAACAAGCACAAGATGACGTTATACAAGTACAGTTAGACGGCGGTTCAAACTGGAAGTAAACTACGTAGTTTACTAAAAAAGAGATAAATATATGCGTATATTATAAAAAGGATTACGCATATGAGCAGACCTAAACCAACTGTTCTACTCGAAAATATAGACAAAAAAACATATAAGAGTGAACAAATATTAAAAGCAGAGGCTATCTGGGCGGTCTTCTATCAGGGCGAACCATTCAACCTAAAAAGTGCTAATGTACTCACAAATTATCCTGGACCTAAATATAAGAAGGTATCTTTTAGCAATCCAGGACATGCACATAATTTAGCTAAAAAATTAAATGATATGTTTAATTGCAGCGACTTTCAAGTAATAAAACTTACCGAAGGTGAAGTTATAACTGAATGAACTGGAAAGAAACATACACAAAAGTCTTTTTAAAACAGTTAGGACTTGCTGTTTCAGATGCCGCTTTAGCAGAGTACATACCACTATGGTGGCAGAATATTCGCTCCGCAGACGGAGGACTAAGACTTACAGATCAAGGCTTTAATATGATAACTGAAGAACTTGATTTGTCAGTGTACGATGTACCATTTCCTAAAGATTTTGAACTTACTACACAAACTGTAATATTTTTAGATAAATTTATTGACTGCCCATATTATCTTACTCGTAATTCGATCATTGTAACAAACGAAAAGAAGGCATTAGAACTGCATCTTTTTTCAGGCGATGTTCGAAAATACGGGTTAAACAAAGCCATTAATAGACAAAAAAATTAACTTTTTGGAAAAAAACTTCTTGACATATAACGTGTAGAGTGTATACTATATGTATAGTAAGAAATTAAGCACTGATTCACAAGAGGGAATATACTATGGAAAATACAGCAACTCGCACAGTTAGTCCTAACTCTGCTAAAGCAAGCATTCGTCATGCACTTACCAAGAAGCGTCCAATCTTTTTGTGGGGACCTCCAGGTATCGGTAAGTCTGACATTGTTGCACAGATTACAGACAGCTTGCCTAACTCACATCTAATTGACATTCGCTTGTCACTTTGGGAGCCTACAGACATCAAAGGTATTCCATACTTCGACAGCAACTCAGGTACTATGGTATGGGGTGCGCCAAGCGAACTTCCTACAGAAGAGTTTGCGGCACAATACGATAACATTGTTGTGTTCTTTGACGAAATGAACTCGGCAGCGCCAGCAGTACAAGCGGCAGCATACCAGTTGATTCTAAACCGTCGTGTTGGGCAATACAAACTACCAGACAACGTTCTAATTGTTGCGGCAGGTAACAGAGAAGCAGACAAAGGTGTTACATATCGTA